TATTTACTTGGATCTTTCGGCAGTTTTGGCGGATCTTTTGTAAGAGTTTATCCTGATCGTGAGTGGGCAATTGAAGCCGCTAAAGAATGGAATACCTCAAGGAAACTAAGCTACTTACGGGTTTTTCGTTTGCCCATTCCAGAAGAAATAGATTTGTTACCGAATACGAAGCTGACCGGCATTCGGACACCGTAGATCCCAAGATCAAATAGATCGCCGCTCAGCCCCGGCCCAACTCGCGCATATGGCCGCATGAGATTTATTTCCAGATTCATTGTGGCTTTCACTTTGACCATGCTAACTGACCACATGGGTGGACCAAAACGCGATCCAGATTCGTACGTGTTCAAAGAGAAAGGTCTCGAAGACCTCATCCCTAAGATGCGCGATGCCCCCGCTACCTTACGTAAGCCGAAGGTGATCCGGTCTGGCGCGGAGGTTTTGCGGAGGGCGTTCGGGAAGGTAAAGCGGTAATAAATGAAATTGGGTAAAGGTTCAGTCGACTTCAACGCAAAGTACGCTATCAACTCGACTAAATTCGGATCGATCGTCCTTGATACCGGTGCTGCTTCCAAGATCGCGAAAGGCAAAGATCAAGCAGACGTAATATTCAGCGAGATGGTGAAGGCAGGCTGGTGTATGATTATGCCGATGTCGGTAGTCTTTGAGCTTGGGTTGGGTCCGGACTCGGAAGACCAGTCAAAAGAAACCGCATTTTGGAACAAGGCGATTTATCACGAAGGCGCAATTCCGTACTTAAGCCGACAGATGGTTGGGATGGGAATAGCGTTTCAACAGGGGGACGTCGATCTCTACCGTGGCATGGTTACGCCCGTTGTGCCTGGTGAATCTGAGTGGTTGTTCGTGAAGTTCTCTGGTCTTAGTCGCTATCGAAAAAATCCGAGGACAAGTCATGCCTCGATTATGAAAAGCTTTATGGACGAGCTTGTTTTTACAACTGCGCGAAATTTATTTTCGGCTATTTGGACCGATGACCACGATGATCTACTTGGAACACAGATACGAAACCACCGCGAGTACGAGGTCAAAAAGACTCTTTCGCCTGTGTTTACAACCGAAGATCTCAACCGCGTGATTAACGGTGAATCCGCGACGTTTCCCACGGCGGCTCTGCAAGCCAGAGTTAAAGCCGACGACGTGAAAAAGGCGCTGGCTGAATACAAGGGTTAGGTAGTTGAATGTTTAACAATGACCGAAGCCGAAGCCGAACAAGCCCTAGTTGATGACGTAGCCTCCTTCGCCGCGGATCCACTCGGCTTTGTTAACTACGCTTTCCCCTGGGGCGAGGGCGAGCTCGAAAAGCCTAGGGCGTGGCAAGCCGAAGCACTTAAATCCATCGGCGATCATTTGATGTCTGATGATCGCCACATGCCGTTCCTTCTGGCCGTAGCTTCCGGACATGGGATCGGTAAGTCGGCATTCATCTCTCAAGTTATCATGTGGGCGCTCTCCACCATGGCGAACACCAAGATCGTGGTAACCGCTAACACTGAAACCCAGCTTCGAACCAAGACCTGGCCGGAAGTGGGCAAGTGGGCGAAGCTTTCGATTACGTCAGATTGGTTTACGCCCACCGCAACGGCTCTATATTCAAGCGACAGATCGGCCGAGAAATCCTGGCGTGCGGATGCCATCCCCTGGTCTGACCACAATACCGAAGCATTTGCGGGGCTACATAACAAGGGCCGCCGGATCGTGGTGATCTTTGATGAGGCGTCTTCGATCTCAGACAAAATCTGGGAGGTCACCGAAGGGGCCTTGACCGATGAGGACACCGAGATCTTGTGGCTTTGTTTTGGAAACCCGACCAGAAACTCCGGGCGCTTTCGCCAATGCTTTTCTAAATATAAGCACCTTTGGAAACACAGGCAGATTGATTCACGAACCGTTGAAGGAACGAACAAGGCGCAGATTCAGAAGTGGGCCGACACTTACGGCGATGATTCCGACTTCTTTAGGGTCAGGGTAAAGGGCAAGTTCCCGCGGGCGTCATCGATGCAGTTTATCGATTCCGAACTAATTCACACCGCCCAAACGAAGGAGGCGAGCTACCTTGCGACCGATCCTTTGATCATGACCCTAGATGTGGCCCGCGGCGGGGACGATAACTGTGTGATTAGATTTCGCCGCGGCTTAGACGCACGCTCGATTCAGCCTATCAAAATCCCGGGGAGCGAAGTTAAAGACAGCATGCGTCTCGTCTCGAAAGTGGTCGAAACGCTAAACAGCTATAAACCAGATCAGTTCTTCTTTGACGGTACGGGCGTCGGTGGGCCCGTAGGGGACCGAGTAAGACAGCTTGGGTTTAAGGTTACAGAAGTGCAGTTTGGTGCCGCTTCACCCGATCCGCACTACGCAAACTTTAGAGCCTACATGTGGGCTAAGATGAAAGAGTGGCTGCAGGGTGGGGGCGCGGTCGATGACGACAATGATCTCGAGACCGATCTCGCAAACGTCGAGTACTTTCATAATAAGAAGGACCAGCTTCTACTCGAGTCGAAAGAATCGATGAAGGGTAGGGGGCTCGCTTCTCCCGACGATGGCGACGCTCTCGCTATGAGCTTTGCCTACCCGGTAGCGCCGAAAGATACGCTCCAGCAAAGTGGTGCGGGTGCTTTGCACTACGAGTACGATCCGTTTGCTTAACCACTAGGTTGTACATTTAAATGAACAACGAGCGGCTATTGTTAATTTAAACATACAAAATCAGGTAGAGGCGCGAGTGAAATTCAATATCCTCCGTTACGTCATTACGTATGGCGGCGGTCGAAGCTTTTACGATTTTAAAATCGTTCACAAAAATGTGGCGCAAAAATTCGTACGCCAATTCTTTAGCACGCTTAAAATCGATCGCGTTGAGCAGGGCTACTTTTATACCGCAGAGGATGCGGTGGGATCTTGCGAAGTATGGAAGATTGAAGTCGCAAGCCTCAATGCACGAAAGATTAAAAGCGGGTAGAGGGCCGGATCGAACGGACATCTAGTGGTTGCAGCACTTGCTTTACCCTTTAAGCTACTCTACCCAAAAAAAGAATGTGGCCGGTCGCGACTACGGCTTGTGGCCCTTCAGCATGGGAGGCAGGCCAACGGTCTTATGTGCTTTTTCATCCCATTTACCTGCGTGTTCTTATTTATCGATGGCCCCGCACAAAATCATCGGTAAAAGCGATTTCCACGCCTCACATTCAAAAAATATAAAGATCAAAAGCGAACACGGGCCACTGGCAGACGAACGGTCGGCCAGGCTAAGGCATACGATCCTAGATTCGTATAGCGGGAATGCAAACAGGAGCTACCTATAAGCAATATGCGACCACACGCTTACCCGTGTTCTAAAAATACAATAGACCAAAAAGGTTGAGCTGTCTAAAGGCCTCGACAAGTTGTGAGCCTGCCTGTTAGCTGCCTATTGGCATCTTTAGGTGGATTTATCCATCCGACTTTCGCCGCTTTGCCCACCATGGATGTTGTTCCAACCCACAGCTCAGTTTTTCTTACCCGTTATGAATCCGGGCACCTTTAGACAACTCATTAAAATATAAAAGATCAAAAGCGGATAAGCGAGCCGACCGGACGCGACTCCGGCTTACCGGCTGCTAGCGTACGACTAGGCATGGTAACCGGTTGCTACATACTTGTGCGTGTTCCAGTGGGTATGGTTTCTCGCAAAGGAGTTCTCCAATCCACAGCTTCCACGCCTCGACTCGCCAAAGACTATAATCCTTCAATCGGCCAATTCAGAAGTAAACCTCGCGAACAAAATGTTTTGAATGCAATGCTCCCAAGGGAATGGAAATTTCGCCGTTGGTTTTTGGCAGTCTCTGCCCAAGCGCCACTTCGCTCGAAGACGTGCGGAGATTTATTGCTATCGTAGAAGAGCAGCTTAAAAAAGAGCCGCAAATTGAGATCCCGCTCAAACACTACTTCGCCCACAAAGTTTACGCGCGCGAGATGAAGCTTAAAGCCACGACGCTGATTGTTGGCAAAGTTCACCTCTATCCAAATCTAAACATCTTGAGCGAAGGCGAAGCCTCGGTCTTCTCGATTGACGGTGTTCAGCGGCTCAATGCGCCGGCAACATTTATCGGCTCTAAAGGCTCAAAGCGTTTGATCTACGCGCATACCGATATTACCTGGACGACGATTTTAGGTACCGACCTTGTTGATCCGGAAAAGATCGCCGACGAGTTTACTGCCTATGACTACACTCAGCTGGACTGCGCATGAGCTTCGCAATCGCTGGCGGCATCGCGGTCGGGGCGTCATTACTCGCAACCGGGTATTCCATTTACAGCCAAGAGCAGCAAGCTAAGCGCGCAAACCAGATCGCGCAGTATGCGGCCGATCAGCAGAGCCAAGCCATGCAGGATGAAAAAGCACGGCAGAATCTGGCTTCCAACCAACAAGCCCAATTTGCTTTGAGAAATAACCAGATGCGCGGCGTTCCCTATGACCGCTCCGGAACCATTTTATCCGGTAGCTCAAGTTCATTGGGGAGTATCGGCGGCATCGGATCTCAAGGCGGCGGCAAAACAATTTTGGGATCTTGAGATGAACATCGAAGGCCGCAGTCTGAGGCAGCAATGCGATTTTGAGATGAAGCTTTTAGAGCTTGAGCGCTCGACCTTTATCTCTCATTGGCGTGAGCTCGGAGAAAACATCTTACCCAGGCGTCCTCGCTTTCTCGTAACCGACACGAATAAGGGCGACCGGCGAAATCAAAAGATCATTAACTCGACCGCAAGTCTTGCGGCGAGAACCTTACGCTCGGGCATGATGGGCGGGATCACGTCCCCGGCCAGGCCCTGGTTTAAGCTTTCTACCGCGGATGAAGATCTTGCTGATTTTAATCCGGTCAAAGCCTGGCTCTATGACGTCTCAAACCGCATGAGCACGGTCTTCTTGCGGTCAAATCTCTATAATATGTTGCCGGTTGTTTACGGAGATCTTGGCGTTTTCTCAACCGCGCCGATGTCGATCGAAGAGGATTTTAAAAACGTAATCCGTTGCCAGAGCTTTCCGGTCGGATCTTACGTTATCGCCAAAGACTACGCGGGCCGGATCAATACGTTTGGTCGCACCTTTAGACTAACGGTCAGGCAGCTCGTCGAGCAGTTTGGGATCATTAATGACAAGTCAAATCGCGTTGATTGGTCAAACATCTCTGAGCACGCCAAAGATCTCTATGAGCGCGGAAACTACGAAGCTTGGATTGAGGTCAGACATCTAATCAGCCCAAACCCGGCCTTTGACTCTAAGAAGTCGCAATCGAAGTTTAAGAAGTTTCGGTCCGTTTACTTTGAGCGAGGAACGTCTTCCAGCTCGGCCGCCGCAAACTACATGTCCGACGGCGATACGGTTTTGCGCGAATCCGGCTATGATTATTTCCCGATCCTTTGCCCACGCTGGGAGGTGACGGGAGAAGATGTCTACGGGACCGATTGCCCGGGCATGTCGGCACTAGGCGATATCAAAGCCTTGCAGCTTTACGAGCGCAAGAAAGCGCAAGCGATCGAGAAGATGATTAACCCGGCCATGGTCGCCCCCGCCTCAATGAAGGGGCAACGAAACTCGATCTTGCCCGGCGACATTACGTTCATGCCTGAAGGCCGCGGCCAGGATGAGTTTAGACCTGCACACAATGTAAACCTCGACGTTAACCACGTGATCGGCGCGGTGAGAGAACACGAGGACCGAATCAAGCGGTGCTTCTATGAAGATCTTTTTCTCATGCTCGCAGACTCTGACCGCCGGCAGATTACCGCGACCGAAATCGACGAGAGAAAAGAAGAGAAGCTCTTAGCGCTTGGGCCCGTCCTAGAGCAGGTGAATCAGGATCTCTTAGATCCCCTGATCGATAACACCTTCGACATGATGATGAAAAAGAACCTTTTGCCAAAGCCTCCGCCGGAGCTCCAGGGCCAGCCCTTGCGCGTTGAGTACGTGTCGGTCATGGCGCAAGCGCAGAAGATGATCGGGCTATCATCGGTTGATCACTTTAACCAATTCGTAGGCCAGATGTCTCAAATCTCGCCCGACGTTAGAACGAAGATCAACTTCGATGAGGTTGTAAACGTTTACGGAAACCTCACTGGTATTCCGCCAAAGATCATTCGTTCGGATGAAGATGCGCAAGCAATGCGAGCGCAGCAACAACAAGCGCAAGCTCAAGCCCAGCAAGCGCAAGTCGCCGCACAGCAAGCGCAGAGCGCACGTAATTTGAGTCTCGCTAAAACTGATGAGCCAAGTGCTCTGACTCAGTTGATGGAACAATCGCAAGCCGGGCAGTTGGCGCCGGGTGCATAGTTGAACAACTCAAACTATTCGGCCGCAGATCCGGTTCGCCTAAAAGAAGCTAAGCACAAAGAGCGACGAGTCTCGGAAAAACAAAACGACGACATGTTCAACGTGCTGTCCACGATCGAAGGACGCCGTGTTCTTTGGCGCATTCTCGAACACTGTAAATCGTTTCAAAGCATTTGGGATAACTCGGCCAAGATCCATTACAACGCCGGTCAACAAGATGTTGGCCACTTTCTGATTAAGGCCATCACCGAGGCTAATCCTAAAGCCTACATTCAAATGCTTAACGATAAACAAAATGGAGATATCTAGTGGCAGAACAGCAAACACCCGCTGCAAGTACAACTCAAGCGGGCAGTCTTTTAACTGAGCAACCAGCCGCGGCTTCGACTTCGGGGGGATCACTTCTCACGGAAGCACCGGGCGGCACGACTGCGCCAGGCGCACCGGAAGGTAAACCTGAGGAGAGCGGTAAAAAAACAGAAATTGTTGAAACTCAGAAACCACCAGAGAAATATGAATTAAAGCTCAAAGAGAACTCGCTACTAAATCAAGCGCACGTTGAAAGCCTAGAGACCTTTGCAAAGGATCGCGGCCTTACAAACGAGCAAGCGCAAAAGATTTTAGAACGAGACGAGTCGCAAGTCTCAACCCTCAAGGCATTCGAGGAAGAGCAGCGACGGGCTTTAACAACCAAGTGGGTCTCTGAGGTCAAGGCCGACCAGGAGATCGGTGGAGAAAAACTCGCTCAAACGGTCGAGCTATCTCATCGCTTGGTAAACAAGTTTGGTAGTCAGGCTCTAAAACAAGCGCTCAATGAAACTGGCTTTGGCAATCACCCAGAGCTCATCCGGTTTGTTTCAAGGATCGCCAAAAGTATGTCTGACGATCAGCTTGTGCTCCCGTCCACTCAATCGGTCGCAAGACCGGTAAAGAGTCCGGCGGAAGTTTTCTACGGAAAGAAAGAATAGTTTTTAAACCTTATTCGGAGACTTATTTAAAATGGCAATCATCGGGAACCAAAACCCTACGCTTTTAGATCTTGCAACTCGTATGGAGGACGGCGCGGTCGCAAAATCGATCGTTGAGCTCCTTCACAAAACAAACGAAATTATTGATGACGGCACGTGGATCCAGGCCAACGACGGCTCGACCCACAAGACGACCGTTCGCACCGGTCTGCCGACCGCAACCTGGCGTTTACTGAACTACGGTGTTCAGCCCTCCAAATCGACGACCGCACAAATCAAAGATGCCTGCGGAATGCTCGAGAACTATTCCGAGATCGATAAGTCGCTTGCTGACCTTAACGGAAACAGCGCCGAGTTTCGTTTGTCGGAAGACATGGCCTTCCTAGAAGGTATGAACCAAGCGTTTGCCGATACGCTCTTTTACGGCAGCACACAGACGAACCCGGAGCGATTCTTAGGATTGTCTCAGCGCTATCCGAATCTGTCTGCCAGCCAGAGTTCGACGAACGTAATTTCTGCCGGTGGAACGGGCGCTACCAACACCTCGATCTGGCTGATCGTTTGGGGACCCAACACCGCTCACTTCATCTATCCGAATGGCTCTGCCGCAGGACTTCAGATGAAAGATCTGGGCGAGCACACCTTATTTGACCCTGCGGGCGGCCGCTACCAAGGTTACCGCACTCACTTTAAGTGGGATTGCGGCTTCACGCTCCGCGACTGGCGCTATGCCGTTCGCATTGCAAACATTGATGTGACTCAGCTTAAAGCCAACCCGGCGAGCCAAGGTGGTCCTGACTTGGTTGACCTGATGGTTCAGGCTTTAGAAAAAGTGCCGAACCTTAATATGGGTCGCCCAGTGTTTTACGTTGGCCGTAACGTGCGCTCGTACCTCCGCCGTCAAGTCGTTAACAAGCCGAACCTGCGCCTTGAGCTCAATCAAGTCTCTGGTCAGCACATGTTGATGTTTGACGAAGTGCCGGTTCGCCGCTGCGACTCGATCCTCTCGACCGAAGCTGCGCTGGTTTAAATTTTTAATTTAGGAGATTTTTAAAATGTTTATCGATGCTCAACTTGTCTTTGCTTCGAGCCAAGCCGTCACCGCGGCCGCTCCTTCGACGAACGTCATTGACCTTGGCTCTAACCGTGAGCCCGGTGTTTCTGACGGTCTTCAAGTCTATCTCGGCGTTAACCAAACAGCTACGGCAGCTGGTGCGGCTACCGTGCAGTTTCAACTGCAAGGTGCGACCGACTCGGGCTTTACGACGCCAATTATCTTAGCGCAGACTGATGCGGTCCCGGTCGCTTCGCTATCGGCTGGTTATGTAAACTACATTCCCGTGCCGCTAACGATCGGTGTGAACTATCGCTACTTACGCGTGAACTTCAACGTTGGAACTGGTCCGCTCACTGCGGGAAGTTTTACGGCCGAGATGGTTAAAGGTGCACAAGCAAACCGCGCGTACGCGGCTCCCTATCAGGCTTAAACGAAGGAGTTTCAAATGGCTCGCTATAGAGCACTTGAGCGCGGATACGATAACGTCAAAGTCCGCGAAGTTGGTGAAGAGTTTGAGTTTGAAGGAATGCCCGGTCCGTGGATGGAACCCATCGACGAGGACGGCAATCCCGTTAACGATTCTGAACCGCAGAAGAAGAAGTCCGGTCGCCCTCCCAAAGTTCAAGAATAGTTTTTTTAAGGGTGCATCTAGAAAGCTAGGTGCACCCATTGTTTTTCAATAAAGGATTACGATGGCCACACAGATTGACGTTTGCAATCTAGCACTCGCTCACCTGGGCGTGTCCGAAGGTATTCAAAACGTTCAATCCGATCGTACGCCGCAAGGAATTTATCTGCGGCAGTTTTATGATCTTTGTAGAAGACAGATTTTAGGCGATGCACCGTGGCCTTTTGCCACGAAGATTGTTTCGCTCGGACAGACGGGGATCTCTGGAACATCGGGCTTAAGCTCGATTCAGGCTCAGGGCGTTTTACCGCAAACCTCTCCGTTCGTGACTTCAAATCTCCAAAGCCTGCCCCAAGGCACAATGCCCGATCCTTACGAGTGGGGTTATTCTTACGCCTACCCGCAAGACTGCATTCAATTTCGCCGCATATTGTCCGGCACTAGAAACGACGTAAATCGATCAAGAGTTCCCTACCGAATCACCAGTCAAAACGGCGTGCTCTATATTTTGACCGACATGGGCTCAGCGTTCGGCGAATATACAGCCGACATCACGGACTTAAATTTGGTCTCTGATTCTTTCGTGCTCGCACTCTCGATGCTTTTAGCCGGCATGATTGCACCCGGAGTGACCAAAGGTGATCCCGCAAAACTTGGTTCCCGCGCC